GTTCTGAGACAAATGTATTGGCATTTGGATCCATGTCTTGCGAGATGATTGGAGAATGGTTATTGGAAAGTTTTCCTAGTTTATACAAAGTAGAAGTTTGGGAAGATTTTGAAAACGGTGCAATTATAGAACGATGAGAATATTTTTAGTAGATTTAGAATCAGTTCCAACTCGTTATACTTGTGAGTGGAAAACGCACATCCCGAAATTGTTACGAGAAAACGGATTTGATGTAGTTGTAGTAGAAGGAGATTTAGATATCCCATCGGCAACAACTCCCGGTGCATTTTTGAATTTCGGTGGTACTAACATGTATAAGGCAAAACAAGTTCATTCTTTGTCGTACATGTTTACCCAAGGCGAAATTAAAGCAGGAGACCATATAATTTTTACAGATGCTTGGCATCCAGGTATCATCAACGTAAAATATATGAGTGTACTCTTAAATATTCCCGTTGTAATGCACGGACTATGGCACGCGGGTTCATATGATCCAAATGACTTTTTGGGGCGTCTCGTGCAAGATAAAACCTGGATACTCCATGCTGAGAAGTCATTTGTATCTGCATTAGATTTCAATTGGTTGGCATCTGAAGCACATTATGAATTAATCACAAAAACGCATCCTGGATTGTATCATCAAACAGGATGGCCGATGGAGTATACAAAAGATTTAATTCATCCCACGAAGTTTACTTCCAAAGATAACATGATAATCTTTCCGCATCGCATTGCTCCAGAGAAACGTTTAGATTTATTTGAAGAATTATCGCAAAGACCAGAATTGAGTCATTATACTTTTGTAGTACCAATGAACATGGGTGTATCTAAAACAGAATATCACGAATTGCTTCGTCGTTCTCGTTTTGCTGTATCCTTTGCAGAACAAGAGACATTAGGAATTTCTATGTATGAAGCGGCTTGTGCAGGAACGGCACCAATAGTTCCAAATCGTTTATCATACAAAGAAATGTATGGCGATATGTGGAAACGTGCTAATTCGATAGACGGGGCCGTTCAAGCTATTTTAGAATATGAACAACAAGATTTAACTCAAGAAATTGCGGAATTAGTTGCATCATTGCATCACAATTTCTTTTCAGCAAGGAACTTAATTAATAAACTTAAGGAATATAAATAATGAACGAAGAACAAAAAAGATTTATATACTTTCCTTCTTTATCGGCAGGAAGTATGGTTTCGGCATTCAAAAAGGATCAAAAGTTTGAAGATGGTACGCCTGTCAAATTTTATGATTCAAGATATCCGGAAGAATGGCGACATCCGTATTTCCTAATTACCGCAGGACACCATTACAAGAAAATGGATTTCCGCGAACAATTGGGGCTAGAAAAAGATGTGCTAGTATTTGGCGACTCTGGTGGTTATCAGATAGCAACAGGAGCATTGCCTTATAGCAATGAATTGCGTGAAAAGATTTTTCATTGGTTGGAAGCGAATAGTGATGTCGCAGCAAATTTAGATATTCCACCTAAAACCAAGTATCGCAATAAATTCGCAGAATGTGCGGATATTAGTTTTGATAACTTTGCTTGGTTTGAAAAGCATCAAAGTGGTAAGACAAAATTCTTGAACATGTTGCAAGGATCCAACTCGGCTGAGTATTCCTGGTGGTATAACAAATTCAAACACTTTAACTTTAATGGTTGGGCGATTGGAGGTCCGCAACGATTAGTAGACTTTATGTATGCGGTTGCATTGCTTCTTAATTCTCGCGAATTTGAAAATCCACGCAATGAATTCATTCACTTGTTAGGAATTAGCAAAATATCAGATTTCTTCATATTGTCTACGTTGCAAAAACTAATCAATAAGAATTATGGAAATCGTATTTATGTAACTACGGATTCATCGTCTCCAGGACAATATCCAGTATTTGGAACATATTTGCATTCTACCAATTTCAAAACGCAAACATTCTCGGAATTGTATTTTCCAAAGAATGCTGAGTATCGCAGAAAGAATCATATCAAACAAGGTAAGACAGTTCAAAGCGAAGTTGATTTGAATCAACATGTTGCTTGTAGCATCAATTGTCCGGCTTGTAAAGACTTTACATATGATTTGCTTGGTGGTAAAACACCAAAAGGATTGGATCGTTACAGTCAAGAAGCTATGCCAAGAATGGTAGTTCATAATACGCATCTATATGTTGAAGCAGCAAAAGACATCAATCAACTAGTTGATAGTCACGTAGAGTTGTTAGAAACAGTAGTGCCAAAAGATTTGTATGATGTAATTCTTTCTTTGCATGAAATGTTTGCAGATCCAGATGCAGCATTCCAAACCTACGAAAAATACATTAATACATATAAAAAATTCGGTGGTAGCAGTATTTCAACCACAGATGCAGAAAACTTCAATAAATTCTTTAAATTTTAATAGATAAATAAACATGGAAAAATCAAAACTAACATCATTCATCAGCCGATACTATTTAGCAGGTAATTGCGAGGCTGTTATCCTTAAGGAAAATGAAACAGGTATCGGTTGTGAATTAATCGATATGGATCAAACCGTAGTAGGAAAGATTCAATGGAAAACAACTCCGTTCATGAAAGGTTCATTGGGAATTAATCATACCGGAGCATTGACAAAAATGCTTGGAGCGTTGGGTGAAAATATCAACATCGAAGTAAAAGATGCGGCAGGTAAGAATTATGCAATGAAAATTTCAGAAAATAACACGCAAGCAACATTCATGTTGGCTGACACAACGGTTATTCCTGCAGTACCAAGCATTAACGCAGAACCAGAATATGGAGTAACAATTCCAATCAATGAAGAATTCATTAGCAAGTTCATCAAAGCAAAAAATGCGTTACCAGATGCTAAAAACTTTGCAATTCAAGTTCAAGGAGGTAAAATTAAATTTATTATCAATTATACCACAGTAAATGCAGATAATATCTCATTTGAAATGGATGGTGGTAATGTTGATATTGAGCCAACTTGCTTTTCAGCAGATAAATTGAAAGAAATATTGGTAGCAAATCGTGGGGATGCTGGACATTTACAAGTATCAACAGAAGGATTGGCTCGTATTGATTTTACTGGTTCGGATTTTGATTCAACTTATTGGTTAGTTCAATTACAAAACTAAGAAGATTAAACGATGTTAGTATATCACAATGTAAACATAAAAAGATTACATCCAGATGCAGTTATCCCTAGTTATGCAAAAGCTGGGGATGCTGGGATGGATCTTACGGCAATATCTCGTGAAAAAGATGAAAATGGTAACATAACATATGGTACTGGTTTAGCAATTGAAATTCCCGAAGGCTATGTAGGTTTAATCTTTCCAAGATCATCTAATAGCAAAAAGGATATGTATCTTACCAACCATGTAGGAGTTATCGATTCAGGGTATCGCGGCGAGATTATGTTTAAGTTTCGTCCAATTCCTAGTTTGGTAGGAGCAACTATCTATGAAGTTGGCGAACGAGTAGGACAATTATTAATATTACCATATCCAGGTATTCAATTTATAGAAGTCGATGAATTATCTGACACGGAACGAGGAGAAGGAGGATTTGGTTCAACAGGAAAATAATGGAAAAAGAACACGATTTATGGGTTGAAGCATTTCGCCCCGATACATTGGATGGCTACATTGGCAATGAAGCTTTGATTGAAAAAGCAAACATATGGATTGCTAACGGAGAATTGCCACACTTGTTATTCTTTGGAACGGCGGGTACTGGTAAGACAACTTTGGCAAAAATCTTAGCAAATGCAGTAGACAGTCAAATCATGTATATTAATGCATCTGATGAAAACTCAGTAGAGGTAGTTCGTGATAAAATATCGCGTTTTGCTAGTAGTGTTGGGTTTAAACGTTGGAAAGTTATTATACTTGATGAGTTTGACTTCATGACGCCAAATGCACAAGCAGCACTTCGCAATTTAATGGAGACTTACAGCAAAACTGCAAGATTTATTTTAACTTGCAATTACGTTGAAAAGATTATTGATCCAATTCAATCACGTTGTCAGACATTTGCAATAACACCTCCGAATAAAACTGATGTTGCTAAACGCATCGTGCAAATTCTAGAACAAAAAGGAATTGCATATGATATCAAAGATGTTGCAGCAATTATCAACTCATCATATCCGGATATCCGACGTGCACTTAACGCAGCACAAAGCTATGTACGTGACGGTAAATTGCAACTAGATAAAGCAAGTAGCATACAAGCAAATTACATGACAGAAGTGCTTGAAATATTGAAAACGTCTAAGGATAAAAAAGCAGCATTTACAAAGATACGTCAATGCATTGCAGACAGCAAAGTAAGAGACTTTACACCTTTGTATACGTTCCTTTATGACAATTTAGATGAATTCGCGACGGGTCATGTAGCCGCAGCAATTTTAATTATTGCGGAAGCACAATTCAAAGATTCAAGCGTAGTTGATAAAGAAATCAACATAATGGCAATGTTTGTTCAATTATTAAATGAGATTTGATATGAGTAAACCACAAATAAAACCGACAGATATGCAACCTATCCAATGCAAAGAATGCGATGGGATGTATTTTCGCCAAGTAATGGCAATTAACAAAGTATCAAAATTCCTAACGGGTGGAGATAAAGATACAATGGTACCGATACCAGTATTTCGTTGTGACGATTGCGGTGCAATACCAGAAGAATTTCAACCAATCAAAGTAAAAGGAAAATAATGTCTGTACCATATCATAAAGACAATGTAACGATTGTTTTCAAAACATCAACTCGTAGCAATGCAAAAATGAAAATGAAAACATTTCGCAACAAATGCATTGATGATATTTTGGATAAAAAACTACCAGGTATTCCAGATAATGCAGTTATTGTAGAACTTGGTATGGGCGAATTATTTGAACAAAAATGGAAAACTAAATATAATCTATAAAATGGCAGAAGAAAAAAAGGGCGCAACTATCTTTGATTTCGTTGATGGTGTAACTAGCAAAAAGAAAGAATGGTCAAAATGGTCTGAAACGGATCAAAAGAAATTTTCACCATTCATTGTTAATCGGTGGTTAAGCATGAGACAGGATCTAACGGAATTTATCAATGAGTTACAAACATACACAATCGGATTGTTACGACCTAGAGAAACTTATCGTTTATATCACGAATTGCTTCCAAATAACAAAGCATTTGCGAAGTACATTAAAGGTAAAAAGGATGATAAGTTTTCAGACAAATTAATTGCACAGATTGCAGAACATTACCAAGTAAGTCGTTCTGAGGCTACTGATTATGCAGAATTAATGGATCAAACTAGTTGTGGCCGTCTTCTGTCGCTTTATGGGTATACGGATGCTGAAATAAAAACAATGTGCAAAGGAGTTAGAAAATGAGTGTACATACACAAAAACATTATCAAGGCAAATCTGGTAGTTTGTATAAATTTGCCGAAGAATGGGGACTGAATTCATATGAATTTGACATCATTAAACGCATTGTACGTTGTCGACATAAAGACAAATTTGCAGAAGATTTGCAAAAAACAAAAGATACAATTGACATCTATCTTCAAGAACAAGTTCACAATTACATAAAAATTGAGCCAGATTATTTGGAAACAAAAAAATAATTTCTTATAATATAGAAAAAGATGTTTAAAATTAAATTAGGCACATGGGGTGCTGCATTATTAACGGTCTTGTATATTAGCGTGTTGGATTTGTTCTTCAAGTTCATTATCAACCGCGAAGTAGAAGGGGCAATACAAGTTATCACCAGCTTTCTTGTATTGATGTATTCAGTCTGGTATTTTAAAACAATTATTAACTTTATTAACAAAAAAACAGAAGAATGATTTCAGTAGTAGTTTTAGTCGTATTTTTGATTGTCGGCGCAATCACATTTTTTACCGCAATGAATAACGATGATTCAGCGGGAATTCGTAATGGTATTATCATTGCGGTAGTAGGTGTCCTTGTAGGTGTAGTACAACCGTATGCGTTGGAAAGAATCGATGCAGGACATAAAGGTATTGTAGTTAATTTGTCAGGATCTGAACGTGGAGTAGCAAATTACCAATACAAAACGGGATGGGTAGTTTATAATACATGGTTCACACAAGTATTAGAATTTCCGACATATCAGCAACATATTGAATATGATGACCAAGTGGTTATTACAAAAGGAGGATTCTCCGCAACCATTAAGCCATCATTCAATTATTCCTTGAAACCAGATGCAATTGGCGACATGTTTAGCAATTTGCGTTTAGGTGTTAAAGAAATAGAACAAGGTTGGTTGAAAAATGCAATTATTGGTGCGGTTAATGACATATCTAATACTTGGGAAGTAGATAGTATCTTTAGTCACCGACAAGCATTCGAAGCTAGCATCGTAGTAGAATGTAATAAGCGTTTATCTAAATGGTTTGATGTATCACAGTTAAGAACCAATATCACACCACCAGAAGCATTACAAGATGCGATTATAGCAAAAACAAAATCAATACAACAAGCAGAAGCATCTGAGCAACAAGCATTAGCAGCAATTGCAGATGGTAAGCGTAAAGTAGCGGTTGCAAAAGCTGACTCGGCTGAAATGATTATTAATGCGAAAGCAGCATCATTAGCTATCAAGTTGAAACAGCAATCTTTGACTCCTGAATATGTAGAATTCATTAAATGGAGCAAATGGAATGGTAAATTACCGGAAACTATTGCAGGGGGCGGTGCGACGCTTTTGAATATAGGTAAATAAATAACACAACACGAAAGAGTGCTAGCAGAAATGTTAGCACTTTTTTACTGTTCGGTTGTTTCCTATCGAAAAATTCATTATATTAATAGTATGAAACAAGGAAACTATATTAATCCTGTCTACAAGTTATCTTTAAGAGATGCGACAACAGTTCCAAGACGGATATCTTATTCACAATGGTCTATGTATGAACGTTGTCCATTGTCTTGGAAATTAGCATACATTGATGGATTAGCTCCATTTCAATCCAGCATTGAAACATGTTTTGGTACGGCATTTCACGAAACGTTTCAACATTTCTTAACGGTTATGTATACCGATTCAGTTAAACGTGCTGAAAAGTTGGATCTGCGTGGCATCTTAACCAACAAGCTTCGCGAAGAATATCGTCGTTGTGTTGAAGAGACTGG